CATGGTCTAAGCGGCCTCGGCAGTTCTGCGCCGTTGTAGGTTAGAGTACCCATCTTGACTAAACCGCCGTATAGCGGAGCAGTTGCCATGGCGATTTCTCGTAATCTTGACCTGTTTTCTTCCGCGGTCGCGTTGAGCGCACCAAGCAACTCCTCCAGCTCACTCGCCCGCACGTCGAGTGGATTTTCGTTGTTGATCGGCTGGCCATTGGGTCCGTAAAGGATAGCTCTAGGAGCACCGTGCGCGCCGAGCACATCCTCAAAATCCTCGGTATTAGGGTTCCAGTACTGCGGTACAGGGCTCGCCAGTTGTCCCGATGGCGGATTGCCCTCGCGGATTAATCGTCGCATTGTTTCACACTCCTTAGTACCAGCGTGGTCGATACGTCAAAGTCACGTCAGCTGCCGGACCCGTGTACGTCAGTACATTGGTATCCGGTTCCAACTCAAATCCAGCGAGTACAAACTCATCCCCTAGTGCGTCAACTATAGGCGATGTCTCACCTGATCGGGTGAGCGTGGCCTCATAGGTGGCCGTGTACACAGTCACCACATCCCCCACAAGATACGAGCCCTCAACCAGCAAAGTGCGCCCGTTCGTGCTATTTGTGAGTAGCAGATCCGTGCCGGGCGCTGTGACCTCGATCCGCACTACTGGGGGCGTCGGAGCAGTACCGTCCACCTCGACCTGCCATGCTGTGGCGTTTTCCTCGGTAGCTGTCACCTCTGCTCCGTACCAGTACGGATCGGGGACAAGCATGGGGATATTGAGCACAAGCTCGGCCCCGGCGTCCATCCAGTCCTGATCCACACCCTGCGGATAGGCGTACATGCGTCTGGGAGAGCCTGGCCACTGAAACACCTCGATCGGAGCATGCTGCAAGAACGCCATAATGGTATCTGCCATGTCTCTGATCTGTTGCCGGCTAGGGTAATAGATCGAGCCCGACAATGTAATCTGCCGGGCCTCAATCCTCCTTCGCCCCACGACTACGTTCCCGTCGCCGTGTGCATTGGGTACGTTGGGTACGCCGATCAACAGCGGCACCCTGCGCCACCCAACTGTAACGGGCAGGTTTAACGATGCCCCTAGCCTGTTTGATAGACGGATCATCTACCCTGCCCCCTTATTTGCCGTTCAAGCCGTTCGGCGAGTTTGCGCTCGATCTCCTCAACCGTATCGTCTGTGATTGACTGCGTACTGCTCGTTTGTGGGTACACCTGCACCGATCCAGGCTCAAACGTAATCTGTGGTGCGCCGTATCCGCCTGCCCCAGCACCAGCAAACTGCATGCCTACTGGCGCCGGCAAACGATCGTCGAGCAGGTTGTAAATGCGCTCTCCGATGCCTGTGAGCGTGTTAAGGCTCGTCAGAGGCGTGAGAAGGTCGATCAACAAGTCTCGTGTGGGGCCTGTGATCTCGGACACCTGGCGACCGCCTGACGGTCTCCCGCCACCCTTGTCACCGGTGCCGACGTCTGGACTACCGCCGCCCGGTGCGTCGGGTAGTACGCCACGGACGAGACTGCCTCCGATCGCCGCTATCGCTGCAATGGCGGCTGCAATCGTAGCGGCAGCCGCTGCAGGAGCGCCGGGCCCGAGAAACCAGTAAAACGCCGTGAGTGCCGCAAACGCCTGGCTAAGATAGGCCGTGATCGTCGTGGCGATGTTGGCCAAGGTGCTGACGATCCACTCATTTTGGAGGATCAGGTTCGAGACCAGTTCCTTAGCTATGGCGTCGAAAACAGTGCCAAAGATGGAGCCGATAGTCCCGGCGAATGTGTGCAAGATGTTTGACCACGTTGCCGTCCCATTCCAAAATGCCCTGGTCACGTCCCCGATCATCTTGGTGGTGCGGTCAACGATCGTCTTGAGCACGTCATCCAGGCGCTCGGCCATGGACATCATGGAGGCGACGACCTCGTCCTCCATGTCTTCGAACGCCAAAATGACGTCGCGGGTATAGCGCACCACCGGGTTGGCTAGCCGATCCTTCAGCCGCTCGATAGCCTCGCCGATCTCCTCGACCATGTCCGGCACGTAGCTGCGACCAACTACCTTGTCGTACATGTTGGCAAAGAAGCCTGTGACCTTGTTGACTTGTTCACCAACCCAACCGAAGGCCTTGCCCATCCTAGTCTCGGAAAACCATTCCTGTACGCCTTCAACTATACCCTGGATGGCAGCTATAGCGCCGTCCTTCATGTCGAGGAAACGCTTGATGAACCCATCTTTTAACGCTTGGATATACTGAGCGATCCGCAGCACTACGCCGATGATGGCATCAGGAATACTACCGAACCAATCTTTGATGCCCTGAACCGTGTCCTGCCAGCCACCGTGCAATAGCCAGTCCCAGACTGCGCCGGCTGCCTCCACTGTCCAGTTCCAGGCGGTCTTGGCGCCCTCTTTGATGATTGGCCAGGCCACATCGCGTAGCCAGTCCCAGGCGTCGCCCAGAAAATTGAGCGTCCACGCCCAGGCTGTGCTGGCGGCCTTAGATAACCACGGCCAGGCCACATCGCGTAGCCAGTCCCAGGCGTCGCCAAGGAAACTGAGCGTCCACGCCCAGGCTGTGCTGGCGGCCTTAGATAACCACGGCCAGGCAACGTCTCGCAACCATTCCCATGCATCGCCAAGGAAACTGAGCGTCCAGTTCCAGGCGGTGTTTGCGGCCTTAGATAACCACGGCCAGGCAACGTCTCGCAACCATTCCCATGCATCGCTAAGGAAACTGAGCGTCCAGTTCCAAGCGGTGTTTGCGGCCTTAGATAACCACGGCCAGGCCACATCGCGTAGCCAGTCCCAGGCGTCGCCCAGAAAATTGAGCGTCCAGTTCCAAGCCGTCTCGAGTTTGTCACCCACCCAGCCGAAGATGTTTTTCAGCCAGTCCCACGCATCGCCGGCCACGTTGAGCGTCCAGCTCCACGCCTTCTTCAGCCAGTCCCAGACCATCTGAAGAGCAACTGTAATGCCAAGCTTCTCGTCGAGCCAAGTCCAAGCCGCTCCGGCGGTAGCAACCGTCCAAGCCCAGGCTTTCTCAAACCAGCTCCACACGGTCCTCAGCGCCCCCGTCAGTGCAGGAAAACGCTCATCAAGCCATGCCCATGCAGTGCCGCCCGTGTTGACAACCCACTGCCAGGCAGCGGCGATCCAACCCTTTATATCGGCAAGCTTCTCTTTCCAGGTGGTGCCGGTAATCCAATCCCAGGCTACGCCAGCTGTATTGATAACCCATTCCCAGGCCGCTGCCAGCCAGCTGGTTATGTCCTTCCACTTTTGCTCCCAGGTGGTGCCAACGAGCCACTGCCAAACATCGCCGGCTGTGTTGATGAGCCATTGCCAGGCACGCGAGAAAGATTCCCACAGCAACTTAAGTGCATCAGTCAGTGCAGGAAATCGCTCATCAAGCCAGCTCCATGCATCGCCTACGGCGTCAATGGCCCACTGCCAGGCATCGGTGAACCAACCCTTGATGTCCTGGACCTTTTCGGCGAGAGACGTGCCGATCAGCCAAGCCCAAGCGTCCCCGAGCATATTGAGTGTCCAGGACCAGGCCGTCTTGAGGTAGCCCCATAGAGCTTCCAATATGGACGTCAACCAAGGAGCATGTTCCTCAAGCCACGTCCACGCCGTTCCCGCCATGTCTACGATCCACGACCAGGCTTTGCCGATGTAGTCCCAGACCGTGCGTAAGAACCCAGTAAACCATGGTGCGTGTTCATCGAGCCAAGCCCACAGTTGGCCGGCAAGGTTGACGACCCAACTCCATGCACTGGAGAGCCATCTGCGCACGTCCTCGATCTTTTGAGCCCACGTCGTCTCTGTGAGCCATGCCCAGGCACTGCCTCCGATATTGACCAGCCAGTTCCACCCGGCTGTGAGCCATCCCTTGATGTCCTCCCATTTCTCGGCCCACGTGGTGGTCGTCAACCACTTCCAGGCATCGCCCAGGATGTTGATCGTCCAATCCCATGCGACGCCTAAAATGCTCCTGATGAGGTCCACCCACGGCCGCAAAGCTTTGCTCGTATGCCGAACGACGATCTCTATTACCTCGCCCAGAAACTGGAACACTGCCCAGGCTTTGGGTAGGTTCTCGGCAATCCACGTTAGCCATTTGGCAAACGTCGGGAGGACCTTGGCTGCGATGTCCTGAGCGATGCCGCCCAGGATCGTCTGGATATCCGTCAACGCATCGCCAAAACTGGCCCCGGCTTGCACCGTCTCCTCGCTCATCACCTTGCCAAGCTGGTGAGCGCGGTTGCGCAGGTTAAGCAACTCCTCGCCACCAGCCTGGATGGCCGGCATGAGGTCTCGGGCGAGCATGACACCGAACAAATCCGCTGCTAGAGCGGCTTGCTTTTGGCTATCCTCCATCCGATGAAGCGACTCAATCGCCTGGACGAAAGCCTCATCGGTATCTCGCGAAGTGACGCCTAGCTCCCTTAATGCCTCCGCGTACTTGACGTTACCTCGTTCAGCCATGCCAAGGCGCTGATTGAGACGACCAAGGGCCTTCTCCATCTGGTTCTGGCTGATACCAAGCTGTTCGGCAGCGTACTGATATTCTTGGAAGGCAGTCGTGCCAATCCCCATCTTCTGGGTAACATCATCGATGTACCCCGCAGTATCAGCGACGCGCTTCGACAACGCAAATAGAGCGCCGCCGGCGGCTGTAGCACCGGCGGCAATAGCGGCGCCCCACTTGGCAGCCGTCGCAGCGACCCGAGTCAGTGTGTTGCCTACCTTCTCGGCCTGGGCGTCCGTCTCTTGCAGTTTCCGATTTGCTGGGTCGTTGTCGATGAGGATCGTTCCGAACAGCTTAAAAAGCTCCAAAACGGCCACCCCCTACTGCACCGCCGCGGCGCGACGAATAGCCTCCACGTCAGCCTTAATATCCTCCGCTGACCGTCGCGAGATCTCGAGTCGCATTGGCTGTACTCGTTCCTGGTAGTACTGCTCAAACGGCTTCGGGCTCTTCATCCACGGCAGCATCGTGAGCCACTCTTGCCGAAGCTCTTCCCGGCGCCGCTCCTCGGCTGCCTTTAGGAGCAGGTCGAAAAACGTATCTACTGGCAATGACATGATGTAGTCCATGTCGTGGTATCGATGCAAGAGGAGGTCTAGGAGCTGGACTGAGTCCCCCTGGCAGCCGACCGTAAAAAATCACCGAATCGGGGATCTTGGAAGAGCTGCTTGACCAGTTCGAACGTCTCGAACAGGTCCTGATCCTCGATCTCCTTCCGGCTTTTGCCCGAATACCGGGCTAAAAAGTCTAACGTCTCATCCTCCGCATCAGGCAGGTACTGGAGTAGCAACGTTGCGAACTCCATGCCCATTCGATTCTGAGCCTCGGCCACCACAGCAGGATCATCTCCCGCCGTCTTGGCCTCCTCTGCCGCACGCTTGGAAAGCCGATTGAACTCCTGAATCAGTTTCGGCCCGTTCATGGCACGGATCATGCGCAGGAACGGGAAAAACAACGACGTCGTGAGCTTTGGCGTGTCTTGCGTGACCTCAACGCTCATCCTGTACCCTCCTAATAAAGAGCGGAGGCGCCCCGAAGGGCGCCACCTTACACCCCGTCAACCCACTTGACTTCCCAGGGTTCCTCTTCGCCCTGGCGGGTCTCCTCGTCATACGTGGCCGTGAACACAACCTGTTGGACAACCTCATCCTTGTCTGCCATCGTCCAGTCGAGGTTGCCCAGGTTGATGGCGTTCTTCAGCGTGATGACACACGCCTTGCCGTCCATGGTGCGACCGGTCCAGGTCACGGTATCGTTGTAGTCCGCATCTTCGATGTCCTGCTTGGCTGTGAAGGTGGTCGTTTCCGCACCATTCGTGAGTTTCGTAGCCGGGAACATCCTGACCAGATCGTCCACCAGTATCTCCAGTTGGTTCATCGTAAGCGTAGCCTCGCTCGACACCAACCGTATGCGCCCCTTGACCGGGCCACGGTCTCCGTCCGCCTCCACGCGTCGGTATTCCCGGGTCACCGTGAACTGACCGCCACCCCGGGTTAACCCAATGTCCTTGCCGCCAATGGTGAATACTCCCTCACCCAACAGAATCGTCTTAGCCATGGTATTCACTCCTTCTTTGGAATGCCCGTAGTTCGTAAACGTACATCCGTCGCCTAATCCGCGGGTCAGTGTCCTCGACGGATAGGCGACGGTCCCGGTAGATCACAAACGAAACCTCGTCCGTGCGAACTACTCGCTTTTGTAACGCTCGATCCACGGCCTCCATCAATATTTCAAGTGCCGCAGTTGAGCCATCGCTTGGTGCATCCCAGCCGTTCACATCGAGAAGATATCGTTCCAGGGTGCCCGCATCGATAGCCGTCGACAGCAGATACGTGATGTACGGGAACTGGGCCCCATCAGGCGCACGTTCATACCAAACACGGGAATGGACATTTTTGAGCGCCGCCTGAACAGCTTTACGGATCTCAAGGGGCTTGCTCATCGCCCGTCTCCTCCCGCTCGTCGATGATGTCCTGCGCCCGTAGCTCGTCTTCGATGTGCTTCAGGTACTGAGCTGCAATCAGCCGAATGGTCGGTATCTCATCCATCACGGTGTTGCGCAGGATGTGTCGCGCCGGCTGACCACTGTCCCCTAGCTCTGACCGGGCGCCGTACCAGCTATCGTGCTTAAACCCGATCTGCAAGTCGGCCTCAATGCGACGCACCCAATACTGCGTCGATGCCCACAGTCGCCGGTGCCGGCGCATACCGGGGAGCTTGCGGAGTCGGTCGAGCATCCGCCGGCGGACGAGCTTGGCGATTTCCTTGAGCGCCGCCCGCTCCAGCTCGACCATCGTGTACTTCGTCTGATCGACGTTGCTAACGAATTCCACACCGTCACGCTTGATGCGGGTGACACTAGGAGGCACTGGCATCAGATCGCCCCCACAAGGCCAGAGCAAATCAGCTCCGTAATCTCACCATTGTCGTAGGTGCGGATAATGGAGTAGTCCCGGCCTTCAAACCTCACCTTGGGCTCACCCTCGTACTCGGCACTCCGAATCTCGAACATGATCTCGGGCCGTAGATCAGTCATGGCCGCCTGGTAGAACTCTGACTGCCGCACACTCTTGCGGTTGGCATACACCTCACGAGGCGGCCCATCGACCACGACCGGATCACCGTATTCGTTCTCGCCCTGCACCTCACCAATGAGATAGATCACATCACTCCAGCGCATCGGCATCATCCCTCCGTGTACTCTTGGGAGAGAGCGAGGTGCATCTTGAGCAGGTCATAAGCCTTGAGCAGTCGTTCGTGGTCCGGGTTATCCCACCCAAAGTGGGCCTTAATGTATGTGAAAATGGCCCGTCGAATCAGCGGGTCATCCACGTCGCCCGCCTTCTCGGCCGAAACACCGGCAAGCCTCAGATCAGCCTGAGCAGCGCTGAACAGATCATTCAGTTCGGCGTCGAACGCGTCGGTTTTGATCCGCATGACCTTCTTGAGGTTATCCAGGAGCATGCCGGCGGCCCGACCAGACATTGTCGCTTGGTGTGCCGACAAAAACGCCGTAGACATGTCGATCACTCCTCAGCGGGAGGCTCCGGTTCGCCTTTCTGTTCTTCGTTCTTCTCCTTGCGATTGCGCTTCGGTTCCGGGGGCGCCTCAAACTCGATGTAGCCGGCGCCAGCCAGCTCCTGCATCCGGTCAAGATATTTCGACCTGTAATCCTCCCCGGGCCAATAGACCCCCCGGCGAGGGTTGTGCTTGTCGACGAATGCCTTGAGCACCGTACCTCTGTACATCACTGTCCCACCTCACGAGAAGTAAGGGCCCGCCCAGTTGAGCAAGCCCTTACTTCTTTTAGGTTCTTAGGCCTCTTCAGCCTTCTTGATCAACACCACGCCGTTCGGATCAGCGAGCTTCCCGTCGGCAATCATCGTGGCCTTGCTGATCCACTCGTCGGTGTTCTCGTCGAAGTAGCGACGATAGGTGATACCCATGTTCGAGTTCACCATGTAGTCCTCCAACCGAACCAGGATCGCCACCACATCGCCCTCCTCGGCGGCGTCGATGGACGGCAGATACTCCTCGATGGCGATGACCTCGCGGCCAAGTAGACGTTCCTCGATCGTGCCGTTTAGACCGTACGTGACCCGGCCAACAGGCTGACCCGCCTGGTCGACCATGCCCACGAGGTACTTGTTCCAGTCAGCATCATTCATGATGATGGTGACGCCACTACGATAACGGCGCGGGACCTTGCCGAGCAGCTCGGTCCAGGTCTCGTACTTGCCGAAGTCAGCAGCGCCAACCTCCACAATCTGCTCCGCCGGAATGTTCGTGTGGTTTACGATGCCCAGCGGCTGGCCGGTTCCCGTGCCTACCAGAATCGCCTCATCAAGAGCCGCGACCATAGCCTCGGCGATGTTGTCAGCAATCGTCGCCTCAAACACCGGCAGCGCCACCGTAGCAGCCACGAGTTCGACGGCAACGCGAACCTGCAGCTTATGGTAGCTGAAGCTGATGTTGCCGGTGACAACCTTCTTCTGCTTATCGGCCATGCTGCCAGCAGCGACCCAGGTTGCCTCCGGCTTCGCCATGCTAACCGGGATCTGCACGCCGCCCTGGATGGCGGTCTTCGTGACCCTGCTCCAGATGCGCCCCGTCTCCTCCATCCGCTCCACAATGCGGTTGAGGATCGTGGTCGGGATGACGGCCCCGATATCCCCGAGCTGCGTGGTCTCGTCATCCCGGTACTCTAGATGCTCCGACTTGACGCCGCGGGTCACATAATCCATGAACGCCCGACGATACTCCATCGTGTCGTGCGGATCCACAGCCCGAGTCGTGGCATCCGGCTTCATCATCGTCTCGACGGTGCGGACTTCGGCAGTCCCGGTCTGGATGGCTGCCGCCACGTCCAACCTGCGCCGCAACTCCTGTTCCTCAGCCGCCAACGACTTCAACTCCGCCTCGATCTCATCGAGGTTTGCCTTCTCGTCACTTTCCAACACGACCCGAAGCTCCACCTTGCGAGCTTCGATTTCCTGCAGTCTCTTCTGTACGTTCATCGTATCATTCTCCTTAGAGATAGGTTTTGAGTATCAACCGCTGTCGCTGCTTCCGGGCAGCCTCCGCCGCCTGGCGCTCGACCTCCGCCTGCGCCTCGAAGTAGCTCCTCGCGCTGATATAGGTATCCTGGTACGCTGGGGTATCCACCGCCGAAACGTCCCAGATACGCTTGAGTTTGAGAATCTTACGGGTGCGGGTGTCGCGGTCGTAACTGTCCTCCGCCACCGTGAAGGCGAAGCTCATCTTGTCCACATCGCCCCGGCGTATGAGTTCGTACAGATCACGTCCCGCCGTCGTGTTGGCGAGCTTAGCCCGAACGAGCAATCCTTGGTCATCAGGGATAAGTTCCAGCGTCCGGTTACGAGTCCGCGCCATTACCATGACGTTATCCGAGTGATTGTACTTGAAGGGGACATCCCGCAAATCAGCCTCGTCCAACGCCCCGCGAGCGATGACCTCGTAGTACTTGCGCCCTTCAATTTCGGCGATGACCGTAGGGCTGTCATACACGATTGCCCGACCCTCAACGATCATCGCTTGTTCGTCATTCGTTGGTTCCAGCGCCCGGATCTCCGCCAGGCGAATCTCCCGCTTGATCGTCGTCTCCATTGCCCTCGTCGCCACCTAGATCACCGCCTTCCTCGTCACCCTCATCGTTCTGGGGTATATCCGTCTCGTCCGTCGGTCGCGTATCAAGCCTGCGAATCGGTACATCTCCGCCCTCAATGGGCGCTAGGTTAAACACCTCACGCCACTCGTTCGGCGTCATAGCGCCTCGATCGACCATAGAGACAAGCGCCAGCTTGGTGCTCACGCTGGCGTACTGAAGCCGGTTCGCTTCGAACACGATCTCATTCCCGTGACCGAGCTCGCGATCGCTGAAAAGTTTTCGGGTAAACTCAAGGCTCATCTGCACAGCGATTGGTTCGATGGTCGACTCGTAGAACGCATTCCACTGCTGTTCATTGTAGTTGCCCGTAACGATGGCTTCAGACACGCCGAAGTATCGGAACACGGCATCGCGCAGTTCTCGCATCTGGCCAGCATTGACCACGAGCGGTGTATTCTTGAGCTCGATGTAGTCGGCCTTCGCATCGAGAGCAGCGATGCCTCCTGTGTTCTGCACCGTCATATACTCGCTGATGAACCGCTGTCGCTGCGCCTCGATATCCTCTGCCTTGAGCATCCCTTGAAACTTCAGGATGCCTCGCAGGTGGGCAGAGGTCTTGATCGCCTGAGCCAGACCCTCGTTTGTTGTATGGATGGCACTCAACGTTGTGTTAATGGCTTGATTTGGATCACCTATTAGGTCGTTTCCGTAGTAGTGCCGCCGTAAATGGATAATGTCCTCATATGGCAACACGACCGAGCCACCATCAGCGAAGTAAAATTTGACATATAGGTTGCCACCCTCATCCTCCAGGAACTCACTCGCTATGCAGCTAACGGGCCATACAGCGATCAACTGCCCCCGCTCCCACTGGGGATACGCGAAGGCATTGTTGTCTAACAGGAGCGTCGAGATAAGTTTGTACTGAAAATCATAGGCCGACATTCTCGGATTAGGCCGCACCTGTAGCACTCGCTCCAGCTGGCTATTGACGGCGATCACATCACCATTGACGCGCCGAATGTGCTTCGCCTTCAACTTGGCGCCATTTCGAGCGATGGCATCAACGGCAGCCCTCACCACATCCGCTTCCCACGGTTTGTCCCCCCACGCGGTAAACACCGGCGTATAGCCTGACATCACCCTGACTTGAGAGAGGCCGACCCGTCGGGTCAGTCTTCCAAATAGGCTTTTCACCAGACCACGAACATCCACCGGACGGATCACCTCCCCTAGATCAGCGCCTTGTAGTCGTTGAGATGGTTAAAGAGTACCGTATAGGCGATAAGCAAAGAGACAGCGCCGTCGATACGCTGCCTCTGATTGCTGCCCTTAATAGGGCGAATGTTGTCGTTTTCGTCTCGCTTGACGCTCGTATTCGTCAAACACCACTTGAGAATCGGGTTATTGTTGTAGTTAATCCGCTTTGCCGCAAGGTCAGCCGCCAGCTCCTTCATCGGCTGACTAAGCGTCTTGGCCCCCTGCCGTACAATCTCCATCTGGAAGCCGTACTCTTTCATTTCGTCGACCCAGTACTGACTGTTCCACGGGTCGTATCCGTTCCAGATCATGTGGATGCCATGCTCCTGGTACATACGTAAGTACCACTGCGTGACCATGGAGTAATCAACCTTGTTGCCCGGGCACAGAGTCAGCAGACCTCGTTCGGACCACCTGTCATAAGGGATCCTATCCTCCTTGGTCCGCTGCTCAATCAGCTCCTCGGGTAAGAAATACTGCTGTAGGACGTACTTCTTCCCGTCGGGCTTCATCACCAGGATCGTGGCGCAACTAAGGTCCGTCGTGCTCGACAGGTCCGTACCGGTCACGGCGTAACTGTTCTCAATCTCCGAGAGGGCGAACGTCTCTTCGTTGTTAATCTGCTCAAACGTGAGCCACGTACCGGCGACCGTCTCCCGAACGTTAAAATCCTTCGTCAACACAGTCGGGAGGAAGTTGGCGTCGTTCTTGGCCCGCTCGACGTTGGCCGCGAGCTCTTCGTAGCTTTTAATCGTCCCTAAGCCTGGGTTTGCCTTTTCCCAGGCACGAAAGTCTGTCCACTCGGCTCGATCGTCCAGCTCGTACAGGAACGCCAAAAACCGCTCGTCCTCAACCTCGTCATCGAGCACTCTGCAAGCGTAGTCGTACATGTCGTCGTAGATGCACTCGCGGACAAAACCGGCTGTCGTGATCATGAACAAGAGCGGTTGCGTCCGGGCTGCCATTGACTGCCGCATGACGTCGTACAGATTCCGGTCCCTAATAGCGTGCAGTTCGTCGATAATGACACAGTGGCTATTGAGGCCGTCGAGGCTATGACTCTCCGACGCAAGCGGCTCAAACTTGCCAAACGTCACCGGAAAGTACAAATCCGTCTTGCGTTTGCGGATATGCTTGCGCAATGCCGGTGATTGACTGACCATGGGCACTGCGTGTTCGGCGAACACGATGCGCGCTTGATCTCGCTTCGTCGCGAGGCTATAGACCTCGGCACCACCCTCGCCGTCTCCGATCAGCATATATAGGCCTAAACCGGCTAACAACGTCGACTTACCGTTCTTGCGACCAACGAGAAGAAGAACCTCTCGGCAGCGCCGGTAGCCGGTCTCCCTGTGTACAAAGCCAAACGCCGCTTGGATCAGCGCCTTCTGCCAAAGCTCCAGCCGCACAGGCTGGCCGATCCACTTACCCTTAGAGTGCCGACAGAACCGCTCGATGAACTCAATCGGCGCCGACGCCCGCTCCAGGTCAAAAACCCACGGATCGCGTGGATTGCGGAGCTCGTGGACGATCTTCTCATACTGCTGGCGTACCCGCTTGGAGACAGCCACTTCACCATTTTTGATTTTCTGCCAGTACTGAAGGATGTAGTTTTCCATGGCGCCCCGACGCCTAGCGCATTCGCTTCTTCACGAACTCCATCAGCTCGTCGGCGCCGTTGTCAGCTCCTTTATTGTCAGGCAAGAGGTCGATCAGCTGTTTGATGACAGCGGAGTAACGGTTTACCAGCGACGCGTAGACCTTCGTGGCCGGATGTTCGCGCAGAAACCGCTGGGCGCCCTGCTCAAACAGCTCGATGACCCCCTCGCGGTCGATGATTTCTCGCGTCTCTTCGAGCGTGGCCCGCATAAACGCGGCCTCTTGAATCAACCCGTCGACGATCCTCCTCTTATCTTCCGGCAAATCCTTGAAAACTTTCTTAAGTCTCGTCAGCTCGGTCTTAATTTTCTTAGCTTTCTCTTCCGTCGCCGAAGTCCGGCTATCTTCGACCGGAAAATCAACCACTTCTGCACTGTTTTTCCTAGCCACATTTTCACCCCCTCGTGTGCGCGATCGTTCCGGGGTTTTCGGAGGTGCCCGCCTCCGGTCCCGCTAGCGGTCGTGCCCGGCCGCGACGGGGGGGCGTCAGCGCTCGACCGCGACCAAGTCGCCGCGCTCATCGAACGCCAACCCTTCCGCCGCGGCCACTCTGCGGTGATGCTCGTCGTTGTGGCACCGCTGGCACAGTAGCTCCAGGTTCCCGAAGTTCAGCGTCACCGCCGGGTCACCGATGTTCTGCGGCGTCAGGTACACCCGATGGTGCACGATCTTACCACCTGCTCCGCACCGTTCGCAGAGACCGTGACGGTAGGCGAAGTATGCGTCCCTGCACTCCCGCCACGCCTTGCTCTTGTAGAATCGCTCTGCCCAGGGTTTCACTCAAACCACCCGTTGGGAGGTCTTCTGTCGTTGCACAACGAATTTAGCGATATTCCCAATCACCCTCATCTCTTCGAGGAGGCGGTTTGGCATGGTGCTCGGTAATCTACACGATTGGTTGGACCGGATTGAGAAGATAGCCGAGAGTCGCCGCAAGGCAGAAGGCCAAAAGAATCTCGAAAGAGTCGTTCTAGCGATCTACAATCTTGGCAACGAGGGTAGCACATCCGTTTCCTTGTCTCAGATTGAATCCGAACTCGGTACCCTGGCTACACCGACGCAGATAGTCGATGCCATTCACGAAGCCGATGCTCGCGGGTTCCTAAAAAGCGTAGCGACTTTAAACGATCCAGACTCCTGGCTTCTATCCCTCAATGGCCGTCGTTGGGCCAAGGCTGTTCTACGAGAATTGGGACTGGTATAACACATCGACGTCTCGGCGCGCCACAAGCCCCGCGGTGGCGAGTGACCGCGGGGCCTCGGGCCTGTCGTTATCGCGCGCCGTGCCCGATAAACGAAAACCCGCCGCTTGTGCGACGGGCCCTGTTGTGGCCGGGCTGGCGTCCTGCCGCCTCCCAGCCGTGAGAGATTTTCTCCGATACCAGTATACCACAGATTTTGTTTAACAATGTCTCAACTTGTCGCTTGAGCGCGGGCGAGCAGCCCGAATTCAATCGCAAATGCCATGAGAGCCCGATCCCTAATCCTGTAGGCTGTCGCCCGACTAACTGACAATTTTCGGCAAATGTATCCCCATTGGGCGTACTCAAAATACCTCATCTCGATCAGGCGCCGCTCCTCGTCGGGCAATGATCGCATCACGTTTTCGATGATTGCGGCATTCTGTAGTTCGCTGGCATGGCGGGTAACCCATCGCTCCTGGACACTCGTCATGTCGGACGTTTGGACGGGTGTTTCGAGCAGTTTAAATGTGCTCACAGGGGCATCGGGATACTGTAGCCGGAACGATGCATACGTGTACAGTCTCGCCTCGATGATGGGGCGCACCTGATCAAAGGTCATTGAACCAACTCTCCCCATAGGCTTGCTTGGCGGTACTCTTTTTGATCGATCGCCGCCGCATGACGGCCACCTCCTTCTTGGTCGGTGAGGCGGAGGAGACACGCCTCCAGAGTCTCGAGTTCCTTGACGGTCAATAGGCGTAAGTTGGGCAACTTCTTTTTTGTGGGCAACAGCCGCCTCACCCGTCTGACCATCTCTCGCTTAATCGGCCTTGGCATCCTGATCCTCCTCTCCAAGTCCATAGCTCGTCAGGGCCCTGCTAGCCTCCCACTCGCGGTACAACTCAAACCAACTCCTAGCGTCCATTATGACAACCCAATCGCAGTGATCGCGCCGATGCGCCACAATCGGCAGCTTGCCAGGTGGGGCATCGCGTTTGGCCTGCGCCAGGGCATCGTAGAGGTTGAGACGATTAACCCGCTTGACCTCGATATGGATGCCGGGCAGGCCAACGCAGTCGGCCCCGCCCAGCCCGCTGTATTGCTCGCCCCGGCGGACCGGGTAGCCTTCGTCGCGGCAGAGGTGGGCCCACTCCAGTTCTCCGCGCTTGCCTTTGCGTCTGCTATTGATGGCCTTCCCACGCTTCACGCCGCCCCACCCCTGACGCCCACCTGGGCCTCCAAGATGGTGAGCAGTCTATCGACTAGCTGCTTTTCCCCATGGACGGACTGCTGGGCCTTGACAGCCTCCCTCAACTGCTCCACCTCGGCCCGCAACTCCAGCAGGGCTACCCTAATCTGGTCTAGGGCGTCTTGGTTGTCGGTCACCACCATCGTTTCATCCGCCTCCTTCCTGGGGGCATGGTCTTTCTTGTCAGCCTCTACCGCCGGCACCTCATCCGGCGCTACATACTGACCATATCCGACC